TTAGCATGCCAGTCCGCATGCGAGAACATAGGGACTTTGTATTCGTTGTTGATGTAATTCGTTATTTGATCCATGATATTATTATACCAAACGAGTTGACGTTTGTCAACCGATTATTCAATTATTTTAAATAGATGATGTCTTGTCCAAGGTTCATTCTGTTGCTTGTCATTATAAGAATGATGATCTTGTGTTACCTTTAAAGATTTTTTAATAACTTGTGTTGTGGGGTTAGGAAACCTATTTGATTCACGCAATGGATCTGGTGTATTGAAAGGTTCACGTACATTACTACCAAGATATAGTGTATCACAATGGTGCCATGGATGTACAGCAGTAAATGGTTTATTTTCGAAGTCTACAGTCTGTAGATATCTTGTGGTGTAGGTTTGGAACAACCTATTCAGAACACAGTAAGGCCCACAGTTGATCGGGAATCCTCGTTTTGATAACATCTCATATTGGTATTGTGCTGTCTTTTGTTCAAAACCATAGCATCCCATGAACAACCCTATATTCAAATAGTTGACTTTCATCTTTGTGAGTTGACGAAAATATTCAAGTGAGTGATGATGGTCATCAATAAACCATGTATCATGTTCAAGAACAAGAAACATATCCTTTGTTTGAGATTGTCTACGCATTAATTCCCAATGAGAACACATTCCTGCAATCTCTGTAGGTGAATGCATAGGTATATCTTTGCCACCTCCCCAACCCATGTCTCCTTTCATTAAAGACTTCTGCCAATTATATCTTGACTTGTGTTCTTCAAATTCTGGGGATTCGGGAGTTATAGCATCAAAGGTTTCTATGTCTATGACACCATTCTCGGTAAGAGGTTTAAAAGATGCTCTGGAAATCTTTGCGTATTCCTCAGAGATCTCGTTGCCCTTTATTACAATTTGATATGCTTTCATCATAATATATATTCCTAAAAGAAGAGGGACTTGCGTCCCTCAACTAATTTAACAGATCAGACAATTGGCATAATTGCGATAACCATGGTTCCCACAGTTAGTACTGTTATTAACAACTGCCCGATGCTATCTCCACGAGATGTGGACAACTTTTTGGGGTTCATGTGTTTCCTCCACGAAAAAAAGATTAACTTATTTTAATTTTTCGTGGTCTCTTCTCTTCGGGTAGTACAACCTTCAGATTAACTGACAGGATTCCATCTTTGTGAGAAGCACCGTTTACTTCTACGTACTCGGAGAGTCGGAATTGTCTTTTGAACTGTTTAGTTGAGATGCCTTGATGGACATATTCACGATCACGCTTCTCATGTTTACCAGTAATCGACAGAGTTCTTTCTTTCTGTTCAATTTCTATTTCATTCTTCGCAAACCCAGACACAGCAAGTTCGATAAGGTATTCACCTTCTTCTACTTTTACTACATTGTGGGGTGGGTAGTTATCATTTGCATGTCTACCGATGAAGTCCAATTCGTTTAGTAGGTGTTCAAATCCTACAAAAGTTTGGGGTGGAAATAAAGTTTTAGTCATAGTTTTCTCCTTTTAAAAAGCAAGTTAAATAAGTACCCGAACCATTCGGCATACTCGGTAGTATTTATACAAAATGTTACCGCAACATTACGGTAATATTACATTTTGGTTAAAAATAAATACTCGGATCTGGATCTCCCTCGACTCCAAAGGAGAAACTAACCCTACTATCGTGGGGTATCACTTGATGGTGAGTCCCACGTGGCAACCATACATAGTCGCCTGGATGAAACCAAAATGGTTCATCGTTATTGTGACCTTCCACTCGCATTTCTACAGATGCCAGAACTTGTACTAAAAACACGTCCATGGTATCTGCATGCCAAGGGTAAGAGTCAGAATCTTTTCCTATTCCTGTAAAGGCAATATTTGTTATTTTGTTTCCGTGCAGGGCAAATACATCCTGCATTTCTTGTTCGACATGTTTTGCGAACTCTGGTGCGGATGGTCTGCTATGAAAATTATTCAGACCTATCCTAAACTTTTTAGTATTTGTGTCGATTAGATTATCGGGATGCGTGTTAAGCATCTCCATATGTTTATTCCAATCGTATACGTCTTTTACTTCAAATGGAAGTTTACCAAAGAAGAACTTCTTCTCTGCTATGTAATCGTCCTTGTCATCAAAAATGCCGTACATTTAATCTTTCTTTCTCCACCAGTAGTCGTCTATCCAACCCTTTCCGTAATACAATATGCCCAACCATACACTGAACAATATACCGTCCAGATATGTTAATGATTCCCATGCACTTACAGGATCCATTATTTATTACCTATATTATATTTGGGACAGAGTTCCCATTGATCTTTATCTTTGAATCCTATGATCTTAATTGTTCTCATAGGAGCACAGTCTTTTGCAACTTCTTTATTCTGGATCTCAACAAGTCCCCAATCTTGAAGTAATGTTGCAATTGTATTTCTACGTTGCACATCACCGTCTTCAAGATTAGACTTCTTACCGTCCAACATGAATAGTTCTTTGAAGTGTACAATGAAGTATCGACCTTGCTTATGTAGGATGTGGCAACTTTGAAATAGTTTGTTGTCACGTCTACTTGCGATTCCGATACGAGTTAGAGTCTCTTTTACTTTTAGGAAATCATCTGGTTCTGCCAGAGTAACCTCAAGCATCAATCCCGAATTCCATTCCACGATATTATTTTCTTCCACCTTTATCCACCTTATTAATTATTATGTTAAGTTCATCGGTAGAGAGCAGTGGCATAACTTGACGTGCTTTGTCCATGCTATAACCATAATACTCTTTCACCTTCTCAATATTATTTTCCATGTCTGGTTTCACCCACTTAGAGAAACGTTTACGTTTCCTAATAGTATTTATAAGAAATGAATATTGTAGACGGTTGTCAAGGTGATGATACTTGTTCATCTCATTTGCGAGAGCAACAGTATCGGGGAAGTAAGAAAGACTACGATTAACCACGAATGGCACGTACTGATTCTCAGTTTCTGGATCCTCCATAAGATCTTTCTTGCTCATATTAATAGAATTCAGAAAGTCGAATGGAGATAGTTTTTTCACAGTTGACATAACATAATACCAGATTCGTTTAAAAAGTCCAGACCATCGTCTGAACGTAAATGTTTTTCCTTATAATATACTTTACTTATACCACTTTGATAGATCAGTTTAGCACAGTCTATACATGGTGCAGTTGTAGTATATATGGTAGCATTATAACATGATTCACCAGACATTGCAACCTTTGCAATAGCATTTGATTCAGCATGTAATACTTCGGGTTTGGTGTAAAGTTTACCATCGTTTTCGAACTCACAGTTGTTATCCCAACCAGATGGCATACCGTTATAACCTATAGAGATTACACGATTGTTCTTTACAATTACTGCACCGACTTTTAGTCTACGTGCATGAGACAATTTGGAATATCGCAGTGCGACATCCATATGTGCTTTGTCCCACTTGGTAGGTTTGTCACTCTTCTTTGACGAAGATGCCGTCAACCATTTTTCCCTTACGGTCTTTAATATCATGATATGCTACCTCTAAACAATGTCGAATACTCAATCCATTACGTTTTGCAATGTTAATGAGTACAACCATTATGTCTCCGATGTCATCTGCAATGTCTTTTTGTTTACATACATTATCAGATAACTCACCTACTTCTTGGATCAACTTACATACTTGATCCTTATCTGTAGCACCCTCGATCAGATTCCTATCGATGTGCCACTGCTCAATCATCTTAATAAAATTATCAGTACTTGATAACTGTAATTTTTCGATGGTTGCTTTCTTGGGGTTTGTCATAACTTCCATTACTTGATCTCCACGTTTGCCATGATCTCAGTCATACACGCAACTAAGTTA